GGTATATCCAGTCGTATATACAAGCGTCTTGATAAGACATTCAGCCCACGCGAAGAGCAGGGGACAGTGGAGTATGTATACTACATGGATCAGATACCACTGAACGAAGGTTCGTGGACCATCATGGCGCGTACCAACTACTTCGTCCGAGAGGTTGGGGAGTTTATGAAGAACGCGGGGTTCAAGTATTCGATCAAAGGCAGATCGAGCATATCGGAAACTCTGGTTGAGAACCTCACAACATGGGATGACCTGTGCAAGGGTGAGAAGGTGGGCGTCGAGCGGATCAAGAAGCTGTACGCTGCCGTGCCAAAGCAGGGCGAGGATGCCGTTGTCAAACGGGGATCCGCTAAACTTCTGGATGCTCTGGCTGCGGACGACGCAGTGGACATGGACACGCTGCTCGATGAGTTCGGTCTGCTCCGAGATGCAAGTCACGCGGCGTATGATATCTTGAAGGTCAGTGCCAGAGAGCGCGACTACATCGAAGCGATCTACCGCAGGGGTGAGGATCTCATGTCTGCACCACGGATCAAGCTGTCTACGTTTCATGCGATGAAGGGTGGTGAGGATGACAACTGCGTTGTGTTGGATAAGTCTACGGCGGCGTGTGTAAACAGTGACTACCCTGACGATGAGCATCGAGCGTTCTACGTTGGCGTCACGAGAGCGCGGCACAACTTATACATCTTACTGAGTGGCAACAAATACAGGTATCCGTTATGAACAGAAAAGAATGCTTAGACAAAGCAGCCGAACTAATAAATGGGGATCGCGCTAGAGATTATGGCGATGCCTACGAGAACCACGCCCGTATCTGCGAGGGCTGGAACATAATCATCAGAGGTGCAATCAGGGACACAGGGTACATTACTCCGGCCCACGTTGCACTGATGATGGATTGGGTAAAAACAAGCAGACTAATTGAGACAATCAACCATGAGGATTCATGGATTGATAAGGCAGGATACACGGCACTAGGCGCAGAGTTCGTCGCACTAGAAAACCGTAGCATTGAGGAGGTTATTCAAGATGCAAAAGAATCTGTTCGGGAGCGATCTAAACTATCAGATCAAAAATGAACTGGACCTGATAGAAACAGATTGGAACATTCCCCCAGAGTTCCCAGACCTAACAGGCTATAAAGAAGTCGCGGTCGATCTCGAAACCTATGACCCAAACATCAAGACCCTTGGTCCAGGATGGGCACGGAAAGACGGACACATCATAGGCATAGCTGTGGCAGCGGGAGAGTACCAAGGGTACTTCCCCATCCGCCACGCGAATGGTCACAACCTTGATCCAAGGTTCACGATGCGATGGCTCAAGAAGCAACTCTCTGTGCCGGACATGAACGTAATCATGCACAACGCAACCTACGATGCGGGGTGGCTACGCGCCGAGGGTATCGAGATCAAAGGCAAGATCATCGACACAATGATTACAGGGGCACTTGTAGACGAGAACCGATGGTCCTTTGGGTTGGACTCCATGGCGAGGGATTACATCTCTCAGCGGAAAGATGAGAAGCTGCTACAGGCTGCTGCAAAAGAGTGGGGTATCGATCCCAAGGCGGAGATGTGGAAGCTGCCACCTAAGTATGTGGGCGCATACGCGGAGCAAGATGCCGTGGCTACGCTCAAACTCTGGGATGCACTGAAGCCGATCCTAGAAAAGGAAAAGCTGTGGGACATATGGCATCTGGAGACCGGACTTATTCCATGTCTCTTGGACATGCGGACCAACGGCGTGAAGGTTGATCTGGACAAGGCGGAGCAGAACAAGAAGCTGATCCGTGAGAAGACAAGTGTGCTGCGTGACTTTATCCACAGGGAAGCAGGGCAAGAGGTAGACATCTGGGCATCAGCATCGATCCAGAAGATGTTCGACCACCTACAAATGCCGTACCCAAAGACAGAGAAAGGTGCGCCAAGTTTCACAAAAGACTTCCTTGCGAATCACCCTGCGAAGGTTTGTCAGGCACTTGTCAAGCTAAGAGAGTTTGACAAGGCAGACTCGACTTTTATTGACAGCATACTCCGACACGCGCACAATGGACGTATCCATACAGAACTCCACTCTACTCGAAGAGATGAAGGTGGCACTGTCACGGGTCGGTTTTCTAGCTCCAATCCTAATCTCCAGCAAATCCCCGCTAGAGATAAGGAAATAAAAAAACTGATCCGTGGCCTCTTTATTCCAGACGAAGGGTACAAGTGGGGATCGTTCGATTACTCAAGCCAAGAGCCAAGACTCCTTGTTCACTTCGCCGCATCAGTCGGCGGCGTAAACAGGCACGACATGGTCGATGATATTGTTAATGAGTTTAACACTGGCGATGTTGACCTGCACCAGATGGTCGCTGACTTAGCAGGCATCAGTCGCAAGGAAGCCAAGACCGTGAACCTTGGTATCATGTATGGCATGGGCGTTGGCAAACTATCCAACCAGTTGGACATATCAAAGGATGATGCACGGGCGTTGATGGACAAGCACGAAGCCAAGGTTCCGTTTGTTAAATCGCTTGCGGAGATGGCAAGCCAACGTGCCTCGAAGCAGGGGCAGATCCGTACATTGCTAGGCCGCAAGTGTCGTTTCCCACTGTGGGAACCAAAGCAATTTGGCATGGGTAAACCTCTGCCACATGATGAAGCACAAAAGGAATACGGACCACTGATCAAAAGAGCGTTTACTTATAAAGCGTTAAACAGATTGATCCAAGGTTCGGCGGCAGATCAAACAAAAAAAGCGATGCTTGACTGCTATAATGAGGGACTTACTCCTATGCTCACGGTCCATGATGAGCTATGCTTTAACATAGAGAGCCAAGAGCAGGCCGACAAAATCAAGGAGATTATGGAGACAGGAGTGCCTCTCAAAGTTCCCTCGAAGATTGACGTAGATATCCAGAATGATTGGGGAGACATTGAATAATGTTTGAGAAAGAGTTCAAATCTTTAGGTCTAAGAGAAATGCATCCTATGCAGATCGAATCGCTGATGGAGTTTATCGGGGTCACACTTAACCTTGCGACCATGACAAACGACGACGATGTGATCAAAGAAACCGAAGCCTGTGCGGACGAGCTTATAAAGCTGTTCGGGGGAAACGGAATCAAGCTGACAATCGAAGCTGACTACTGACCACCACCAAGGCGTTGCAGGATCTCTAGGTTCCGCAGCGCGTCCACTGGATTCGATCCAAGGAACGGGATACGAGACATAATGTTCTGTTGAGCCGGAGCTTGTGGTGCGGGGGTCGAGGTCTGAGGTACAGGAACTTGTACAGGTTCTTGTACAACAGGAGCCTGATCGATCTGTGGCTCAACCGCCAACTGTCCTGCTGTATTCGCCGCTGCATCCCGCTCCGCTTGACGCTCTGCCAGTCTGGCATCCCGCTCTTGCTTTGCAACAATAGGCTGTAGCTTCATGTTTCGACGGTCGTTGGACAGGCGATTGAAAGTTGACCATGGGATATCTGTAATAGCGCGGCGTCTATCTTCTGAGCGCATGTCCTTCTTCGTGTCCTTGATCAGTTCCTTTGATGCAAGGCCAGGCCAGAACTCTCCGCGTAGGATAGCTGCAACCTCTGCGCCACCCATACCCGCAGCTTTCAACTCGCTACGAATCTCTTTGTCACTCGCCCCTAACCTACGAGCGGCTTCCACATTGAAGAAGAGCCTGCTCTGTTCACGGTAAAGGTTATCTAGGTATGTGTTCCATGCCTCAACCATTTCCGGCACTGTAGCGTCCGCACGTTTGATCTCACGGTTAGCCCCGCTCTTGGCAGCGGAACGCAGTGGCAGATACTCACCACCTTTGAAGCGAAAGTCTGTCCGCGTGTTGATAACGATAGGTGTGAAACCTGTGAGGGTACGAGCCAGTTCCTCGTTGGTAGTGAAGGTTTGACCGCGTGTCCCTGGTTCACCCGTAAGGCCACGCAGTAACCGCCCTGGTTGCAACTGACCAGACCGCTCTTCGACAAACATCCGACCGTAGCCTGGGATATATGTACCCATGATGTGCGTCAGGCTCTTGGCGAACTTGTCACCGTAACTGTCAGAAGGAGAATAGACC